TTGTGCCATATTAAACGTTTATTATTACGAAATCGACTATATCGAAAACATTATCTGTTATTATATAATCTAACCTAATTACTGCGGCGTAGTTATTATCCTCAGATTGTGTTACTGTTAGACTAGTTATTGATAGTTGTGGAAGGTATTTTTTTACTGAGGTTTTAACTTCGTCTTTTAACTCATCGAGTGTTATCGAATCATTTGGCTCAAAAATAAATTTAAGCAAATCTGTCCCAAAATCTGGGTTGTAAAGTCTTTGCCCCTTTCTTGTTAATAGTAAATGCATTAAATCAGCTTTGATTGCTCGCTGGTCATCTGAATTTAGGTTTAAAAAGAAACCGCTCGGACTATCTTTGAAGGGGAAATCGATGTTAATATATTTTTTACTAGCCATAATTCTGGTTTATACATAAATATAATAAGAAATTATTTTTAGAAGTAAATGTATAAAAAAAGGGCCAAAAGGCCCTTTTAATTATTTTATAGTATAATCTTATACTGTTAAAATTTCACATCCATTTGCTCCGCAAGCAATTTCTCCGCTTAAGTCGGTATTATCAGTCATCTCCATAACTTTGGTTAAATCAATATCGCTCAAAACTTCCATCATTTCTTCATATACTTTTTTGGTACAGTCAGTAAATGGTGGTTGAATATATGAACCGCCGTCATATGGTAATGTTGAGATACCGTTGAATGATTCTCTATTCTCCCACATCCATTTACCTACGTTTGGCCATTCATTGATTTTGTATACAAAATTACCCTTTTCATCTCTTCTATCTTCCATTATCGCTGTTCCATTAGAATCTAAGATTACTTTACCGTTTTCATCTAGTTTAGAAATTTTTTCATTTTCTTTCTTGATATTAACAGTTACTGATACGTTATGAGTGTTTTGACCATCTCTGTGACCTGATTTAACCCATTCAGTGTTCATTTTCCTAACTCTTTCTAGAAGGTCCATAGGTGATTCAAACCTAAATATAGAACCCTCAGGGGCCTTAACAGGTAATAAAATTATCGCTTGGTCTTTTGGTTTGAAATATTCATCCTCGATTAATTCTGGGTGATAAATTGATAAGTAAGTATAAATTGCCTCATTTTTACCAACACGAATTCTTCTAACATAGTAATCGTTGTGCCATGCATGAACACCTGATGCCGTACCTAAAACCAATGAAGAGGTTCCTGATGGTTTAACCGTCGTACATCTAGCAGCCTTGTTAATACCGATTAATTTAGCAACTCTAGCATTTTCTTTCATCACAACTTTAGCCGTTAGGTTTAAATCATATTTAAGTATTTCGCCAGAACCAATACCAGTCATACCAACGCCGATTAATGCATCTTTTTCGGTTGTTCGTTTCCAAATATCCCTTAAATAATGAAAATCAGTATAGCCAGCCTGTAATGTTCCAATGAATGCCGCTGCTTTAGCCCTAGCCTCTAAATCTTCTTGTGATTCAATATCAGATACATTAACCTCACAAAGATTACAAAATTGAAATGGTCTTAATCCAATCTCACAACATGGGTTAGTACCCCAATCCTTATCGTTAGAGAAATAAACCCCAGGTTCGCCGCTATTGCTATCCTCGATTTTTTTCCATAATTCAAAAAACCTTTCTTCAGTTATTTTATGTCTTAATATAACGCCTGAATTATTTGACCTACCTCTCTGTGGGTTAAGCTCCCACCATTGGCCAGCTTTTGCTGACAACATATCTTCATCATCTATTGAGAATAGTGATATCAACGCTGCTCTTCTTATACCACCAGTTAATACCGCATCCGCAATAAAACAAATGATATCATGAACCTCAAGTGATGTAAGCTGAGTTCCATCTTCTTTTGCATCTAAAATTTTTTTAATATGGTGAACGCAATCTTTAAGTGGTTGAGGACCAGGTGCTTTACCGCCGCTCGTTACCAACAACGCACCCTTTTGTCTGATATCTGAATAATCAAATACTGGTGTCGACATACCTTCAAAATACGCTCTCATTAGTATTTTGATTGTATCAGCCCATCCTTCAATAGAATCACCTATAAGGTATCTTCTCTCTCTGTTTGTTGACGGTTTTCTAATTTCAGGTAATGATTCTACATGGTGTGATTGAACTGAGAATCCAACACCAGTACCACCTAAAAGAAGAAACATAATCTCACCAAAAGCTCGCCAATCATCAATCGGTAAATAAGCACAGTTGTACCCCCTGTTAGGGCTAATATCAATTGATTTTCCAGCAAATTGCAATGACCTCATTGATGGTAATACTTTCCTATCGTAAACGTATTGGTAGACTTCTTCGATTTCATCAAAAAGATTTGGGTATTTCTTTTGATGCATTTGTTTATTTCTTGTAACTAATTCGAACCATGTTTCTCTTCTTTTTATACTCGGCATATATTTTGCGTACTTCATGTGTACAGTAATATCCGAGAGAATTTTTGTTGATAAATCCATTCTTTTATTTATTTATTTTGTATTATTATTATACTATCGTATCTGTTGTATCACCTGAAGAGATTAATCTCTTTCTTCTCTGCATGCTCTCTAGCATATTGCTCACGTGCAGCGCTTCTTCTTTTTCCTTATTTTTCTTATATTCCCCTTGTGTTTGCATATTTTTTTCAACATTCATATCAATCTGAATTCTACCATTATCGAATTTAATATCTGAAAAAATCATACCGTCACCAGCAAATCTAGATTTAAGAATAGCCATAGTAGCAGTCCTCGCTTCTTTTTGGTCTAAAGTCTTAGCTATAGATACAATAAAGTGACCAATCTGGCCTTTTTTTATTGAACCACCCATCATCTCACTATCAACAACTTCAGCCTTTAATGAGCTCCTATTACCTTGTACAGCGGTCCACCCAGCCATATCAAACTCATATAACAACGTTTCAAATTGCCTCATAACCCTACCCTCACCAACGTTTACGTCATCAACCTTTACCGATGGTTGTACACAATCGATATAGTCTAGTAATATGATATCTGGCCTAAACCCTTGAGCTATTTTCTTTCTGATATATTGCCTAATCATTGGTATGGTTGTACCGTCACTAGGAAATTTCTTAAGCTTAAGAATACCCTTTTCATTATTTTTATCCTCAACCAATTTAAGAAGCTCTTCTTTATGTTCTGAAAGCTCATTAAGTTCATAACCAGACCAACAAGCTAGATGTTTCCTTTGAATAACCTTAGGGAGGTCCTCAAAAAATATCTGCAATACATTATACCCTAGATTTTTAGCTGTATTAGCTATCTTAGTCATCATAGTTGTTTTTCCAACACCAAATGGTGCTAAGATAACAGCTAATTCAGTCTTAGATAGACCACCATCCATTACCTCATCTAATCCACTAATACCTGTAGGTATCGGATTTCTGAAGTCATCAGCAAGTACTAATTCAATATTATCAAATACATCCAAACCGTCATCTTTATTGTTACCATGGTCCATGGCTTTTTTTAATATCTCCTCACACTCTTCGTATTTTGATATATCGCCTTTATCGATAATCGATTGAATCTCAGTAATTGACCTTTTTAATTCTTGTTGTTTACAAAAACGCATGCTTTGTTCTTGTACAACTAAACTATCATTTAAATTAGCTTCTTGTACTTTTCTAAGCTGTGCAATCGCAAATTTCTGGTCCATTTCATTCACCACATTACCTAAAATTCTAAATTCTAGGCTCCCCATATCTGGGATTATATTATATTCATTATATGCATCTTTTATTGTAGAAACAATAAGTTTTAAATGCTGGTCTTCAAAATAATTAGGACTAATTATCTCTATTATAGACTCAGCGAACTTATTATCTACAAGTAATTGTGCAACTAGTCGGAGTTGAAAATCAACCCCTAAATAACTAAAACTCTCTCTATTTATCTTCGCCATTATTACTTTCCGTTGTTTAAAACTCTTAGATTAATAAATATACTTAAAGTACCACATCGGCATATTTTGTAGTATATTTTTTTGAACTTAATGTGTCCTTTATTTCAGATATAATGTCGGGAATTATTTCCTTAATGTCGACTTGATATCTTACTTGTGGTGGGAAGAAATTACCACAAAATGTGCTTTGAGCCACAACATTTTTATCAACTTTAATCTCAAAATCGAATGTATCCAACTTTTCAAAAATATTTTTCCCAATCTCTGGTTTTTGTTGATAATACGGATTAAAATTTTTCCATAAATATTCAACAGATTTATTTTTTAAGCGATTTGGTATCATACCAAGTCGGCCTACGTTATTCATTCCAACCAACCTATCCATCAATTCTTTGATTTCAAGTGATTGTGGTGCTCTTTCGTTATAGTCTCGGATATTAAAATATCTTTGACAGACAATGTGTTTGTTAATGTACAATACAAATTCAAACCTTTGTTCTTCGATTTTTTTTGCTACATTAGTAGCAACTGTTGTGTTCATATTATTTGGTTTTGTTTTTTAAATTCACGTTCTATTAATTGTTTAAACGGAATAAGGTAATCAGGGTATCTATTGGAACCAATCGCTTGTTCCATCCCATCAAGTTTCATTTTATTCAAGACATTTTTTAAACCTCTTTCGTCGGCGTCAAATTGTCCAGTAATTAAATTATTTAATTTTTCTATTGAGTCCTCAGTCATTAGAGGATTTTTTAAGTTAACTAGTGCTGAATTTATTTCATAAATCTTATCCCCTTGAATACCTATAGTAACTTTATTAATTATATTGTCGAGGACCTTTAATGGAGGTTGTTTTTGTTCACTTCTTTGTGTTTGTATTTGTTTGGCTTTTGTGATTATATCATCAAGAGTTAAAACCCTTTCATTGAACTCTGGGAAATGTTTTAATAAGCCACCTTCTTTCAACCCTTTAATTCCTTTAATCGAATCACTGTTATCACCAACGATTGTTTTTAACAATGCACCATTTTCTGGTTTATAGCTAAAATACGAAGAATAGTTGGTATTGTCAACATAAGTCTTTAAATCGCAGAAATATATTTTTACCTTATCTGAAATTAATTGATACATATCTCTATCCGTAGTGCATATAGTTATGTTTTCATTCGCTTGTTTTATCGCACAGTAATATCCGATGTAGTCATCACTTTCAACATACTCATGTTGTAGTTGACGAACACATAAATTTTCCAAATAATTCCAAATCATTTTTTTTTGTAAAATCTCCGATTCATCTATAGGTTGAGTGCCATTAATATAGTCCTTACCACGGTCACTTTTATAATCATTATAAATATTGTACCGTAATTTACCACTATATTTACCATCCCAAAAAACATATACCCTATGGTATAAGTTTTCAATTAATAATTTACGAAGTATTGTGATAAATTGGTATAACCCCCCAATGTGTTGGGCTTTAAAATTGTACATGTCCTTGGCCCCGAAAAAGCCCATCTTAAAGAGGGCGTTTCCGTCAACCAATAGTGTGTTTTGTACTTTTTCTATTTTTTCACCATAGCGTGGTGGTAATCTATTCAAAACATTATGTTAAAAGTGTTAAAAATTTGGTGCCTTGACGAAGGTTTCTTTAATATCGTCCCCTTCTAATACTCCATCAACCGCTGTATAATCTAATACAGCATCATATGATACATTTAATACATCATGTATAAATTTTCTTTGTGTTTTTTTATATTCATCAAGACCATCAATCCCAACAAACCCGTGTGGAGTAGATGCTATATCACCACTACGTTCGATACCAGTAACGTGATTCTTTTCACATCTGATTTTAGCCTTGATACCGTATTGATATGTTTGACCTAAAGCAACTGCGTTTAGTTTAGTAGTACCATGTGTAAGTATTCCACCTAAGTGAACGATTATCCTAGCACTAAAGAACATAAATTCACCACCCTTATGTTTAATAACCTGACCATTCATATTATCCAACCATATCTTTTGAACACAAATGAAAGTATTGGTGTATGGATTATCGATTACTCTACTTGAAGGAATTTTGAAATTAACAAGTGCTTGAAAAGCACCCATCGCACCAGCGTTCCACATATTATTATTAGCGTTTGAAACAGCTGATTTATAACAGTTAAGTGTTCCTATAGAATCCCAAAGAAAACATAAACTTCTTCTAAGAATACCAGCATCTTGTTTATTAATTGTTTCACTCATGAATAACGCAACATCCTCAATAACTGGTTCACCTCTAGTAACCTTTGTTGTCATTACGCTATCCTTATGGTCATAGTTTTTATACTTATCGTATAAGTCTTTACTTCTTATTAAAATAAAACCATCAGGAACTTCTTTAATTTCACCTGTTGTTTTATCAACGATTTCTTTAAATGGAACACCCACTTTCTTAGCATGTTCTACTTGCCAGTTACCCTCTGTTTCTATAACAACAGGTAAGTCACCAACTTTAATAGCACCAACTATCGCTTCGTAAAACGCAGTAGATTTACCAGTGTTTGAGTAACCACGTACAAGACTAACATAACCTCTAGGAAAACCTGGTAGTTTAATTGCATCATGCCATGCTTTAGATAATGGTATCCATGTTAATTCTTTATCCTGCGGATTTTGATTTAAACCCTCTGCTTCTAGATATTCATCTAAATCAAACTCTTGTTTTTGTATTATATTTTTATTAACTACTATGTTTGTGGTTGTAGTTTCCCCTGTATTTGTGGCTTTTTTTTTCGGTAATGTTCCCATATTGTTGGTTTAAAACTAGTCGGTCGTTATTCGTTACAAATGAGTTGGGTAGCAAGATTGCTACCCATATCATTTATTTTATTTTTAGAAAGGTAAATCATCATCTCCTTCTTCAGGACTAACTTCTACCGCTGTAGGAACAACAGTTGTAGACGCTGCTGCTGTAACATTTGACTTAACATTTGAAACACCTAAAGATAATTCTTCATCTAAACTAGATGTTGCATCTGTAGCAACTACTTGGTTTTTGTCTACGAATTTCTTAGCAACTTTATCATATGTTGGAACACCACCTTTAACGATAATTTCAAGATATTCATAAGATTTAGTCGCATAAACCTTATTCCATGTTCTTGCATCGTCTAACCATGACTGTGCTAATTCAGCATCGGCACTTAATGGTGATGGGTCTTTATGTGATATTGATTGAATTGTTGGACGGTTGTTCTGGTCCCTTGAAATTACAATTAGTAAATCTCTACCAGTTGTTGCATCGGTAATATCCTTACCAGTTGCTTGTAATACACCAAAGATTTTATCTAAAACCCCTTGCTTACGGTAATCATGATTAAATCTCCAAAATTTTGGACCATCAGCTTCGTTATCTCTGTCGATAACTTTAACTACGTACATCTTTCTAGAGTTGTACTTTTTAGCTAATTCTTTATCTGCTTCTTTACCAGTTGCACGTAAAGCATCATTTGCTTCACAAAAAGGACAATCAGCTTCAATACCGTTGTTCTTCAAACAAACAAGTGTTTTCCATTCGCCATCAACTTGAACTTTATGTCCATGAAGTTCTACGAATGGTGTGGAGCCATCTTTTGTTGGGAGGATTCTGATTGTTTTTGTTGCGCTTTTTACTTTATCACCGATGTGAGTTGTAAAATAATTTTTTAAATCGTAAACATTTGCGTCTTCTTTAGCGTAAGAATTTGTGTTTGTTTCATACTGTGCTAGCATTGCATCTAGTATGCTCTGTGTTGTTTGTGTTGTTGTACTCATAGTGGTTTTTTTTACTTGTTTTTACTTGTTTTTGGTTATTATTATTGGTTATTATTATTGATTTCCTGAAGTGTAAATATACTAAAGTATTGGTAAAAGTCAAGTGGTTTAGTGTAGTTTAAAGACAGTATTTTGTGGTTTAATAATGCAAATATACGACACATTTATTCTGGTTGCAAGTTCTTAATAAAATAAATTTTTAAAACAATAAAAAAAGGGCTAAAAAGCCCTTTTATTAATTTATCTATTTTTTTTTTTAAATATCTTCTTCATCGTATTCCATATCATCAGTGTTGGCATCGAACGATTTTTTAACTGACGCATCAGCAAAATCTGCATCAACATCATCTTGAGTTAAGACATACTCTTTTTGTTTTTCTTCGCCATCTGGGTTATATCCATCAACATCTTTCCAATAGTCAGTTAGTTTAATATTATAAGGAAATGATTTCATGGACCTCATTTCTAGTGATTCTATCGGTGTTGGGTTCCTTTTAACGATTTCTTTTTCTAATGTTTCTATTTTATCGCTAATCGCTGCCATAGCACCAACTCTATTTTCTAAATCTTGGAATTTAGCTAATAATGTATCTGTATTTTGACTTGCGTTATCAGCTGACTGTTTTGCTTCTTCACTACCTTTAACCAATGAAGTTACATCAACCTCAACCTCATCACTAGCATTATCTGGTGGTGGTAATGGTGCAGCAGGAGCTTCTGGTGGTGGTGCAACAGCCCCAGCATCTGCTGTAGGGTCCATATCAGGTGTTACAGGGGCAGCATCTGGTACTGGTGGTGCAGCATTAGGGTCGGCAGCAGAATCCGCAGCAGCTGTATTAGAATCGTCCCCAGCATCAGCACTAGCTGTATCATTAGGGTCATCATCAACCTCAGCCAAACCGCCAGCACCTAAAATAAGGTCATCAGTTTCTTCTTTTGGCTCTTCAGTGTAAAACGTATACTCCGAAATCATTTTGAATTTCTTAAGCTCTTCGTTAAGTAATTTTTGATTAAGTTTTTTTATCATGTTAAATCAATAATTGTCTACCGTCTTCTGTTATTATTTTTTTATTTATCCTCTCAAGGATACTTTTATCGTTTTTAATTACGCAAACACCAGAACTACAATCCATTTCTTGGTTGGCTTCATCTAGTGTTGGGTCACTACCTAGGTAACCATCAACGGCGTTTTTGATATCTTGTTTGGTTTTTTCGTCTCTCATAACTATTTTTTTTTAAGTGGTTAGGTTACATATAAATATCCTAAACAACTTAAAAAAGCCTATTTATGTTAAGAACCCTCAATTTTTTATCCTCAATTAGGATTAGTTTGTTTTGGTATTGAGTCCAGTCGATAATGACGGATTTGTAGTCGATATTACCTATTGAGTCGCCGACCATTGCTTC